CTGTAACTCTCTATTCTTTTTTAAAATGGCCGCCCTTTGGGGGAGTAGGCGCTCAGGACTTGAGACTTGGCCTATATACGTTGGCGTTCCAAGTGATCCGTTTTTGCGCCTACTCCCTTTTCAATGGCTGCCCCTCCCGGACTTGAACCGGGGACATCAAAATTAACAATTTTGCGCTCTAACCAACTGAGCTAAGGGGCAAGAAAATTTTAGGTTTAAGTTTTTGTTGTTTAAAAATGGTAGCCCACCTCGGACTCGAACCGAGAACTTCCGTTTTATGAGAACGGCACTCTTACCTGATTGAGTTAGTGGGCATTAAGGTTTTGTTTATATCCTATAATATCACTTTACGGGATACATGTCAACGACTTTACGTCGAATTGTCTTTTTAATCCCTGGGTTGATCTCCAGGACATGCGGCAGCATTACGTGACGAATGTAGTTTCTACGATACTTTGTGTTAGTGTTGCTGGGATCTGTAATGACCGGGACACTCTTCCTTTCGCACCAGTCGTTAAAAGACTGCTTCTCTGTGGTTAGAAATGGTCGGATAAACTGATCTCGCTCATAAGGAATCAAGAATGGGTTGCCGTGCATAGATGTGAAAACCCAATTCTCCACACAATCATCCAAATGATGGGCAGTGATAATCTTTCGCTCGGTACTTTCGTTAAAAAACTTATAGCGCTGTTGTCTCCACCAAGCCTCGTGGGACACACCCGCGGGCATCTCCTCTTCACACTTGCCTACAATCAAAGACACCCCTTGAGCGGCGCAGTATTCCCTCACAAGAGCTTCTGCCTTTGGCGCGTAGGGTGTCCCGTGATTGTAGTGAAGAGCCGTCACATCGCGACTACGGCGCAGGAAATCCAAGACAGCCATACTGTCTACCCCTCCGCTCACCGCGATAGCGACTTGTCGAGGAATCTGTCCAAGAATGTGAATCATGCTGCTCTCTCTAATCTTTTTCTATTATAGACGATGTCGTCTTAGATGTCAAGGGGTTTAGCGCTATCGTCCTCTATATACTAAATGAGGTACATCAAGCATGGCAAATAAATATTTTTCTGGCGAAAAGGCACCTCGCGAAGAGGCGATTTCCAAATTAATGCAGCATGTTGCTGGTTTATTCGATGGGAGATTTCTCGCGAGAATAACCTCTGATGATGGCGGGCCTCATGTAACTCTCTATCTTGAGGTAGAAAACCCCAATCTACCGATAGAGCCTTTTTTACGCGATGCCCTCCATAATCCCAAATGGATGGGCTGGCGCTTTATTATTGCGAAGTGTCCGCCGGGATACGTTGATGGAGTTCTTCTCAGCAAGAAAAAGAGCGATTACTAAAGCTCTTCCTGCTCTTCTGGTCCCCCGATCCATTGCTCATGCGCCTTGCTGCATGCTCGCGCAAACATCACAATATCTTCGGGCGCTGTCGCGGCGTCTGCATCAATAATGCACACCTTTCCTGGAAGATAGTGTGCCTTTCCGTCCATAAGGTAATCGCGCTCTGCCACCGTCTCTGTCATATTTACTACATTGACGTAGGTGGCCGCGGTTGCCGTCGTTGTGATCAGAAGAGCTACGCTCATCCACCACGGGTTCAAAATTGTATTGTTCTTCTGTTGCTTCATATCTCTCATATCAGTGTTCCTTGTTTTCGCAATTCTCAATCATGTAATCAATATACCACTTGGCTTTCTTTAAATCTTCCACTCCTCCCTTGTGCCTATAACGTGTGACGTATTTAATAATGTTGCCCACGCAGAATCCCTCAGCATGTCCTAGCCCAGCGATTGCATCAATAACTTCCATTTTAGTGGCGTTATAATGCAGTGGATGGCTAACTGCTTCTTTCTTCATTGTTGACTCCTGTTGATATGGCACCGGCGGCAGGGGTCGAACCTGCATGTGTCCAATTACCCTTTCTTCTGCTTAGAAGGCAGAGGGGATACGCCGGCTTAAAGATGTTAAAAAGAGGCGGGGGCGGTGAAAGTAGGATTCGAACCTACGGAAGCTATTAACTTCACTCGCTTTCCAGGCGAGCACCTTCGTCCACTCGGTCATTTCACCATTGCACCCTATGAAGAGTTACCTTCTCTCACGGTGCGCTCAAAATAAACTTCGTGCCTTCCTGGAATAATGGCAAGAATCGAAGTGCCGTACCATCCGTTGGCATCATCTTGGTCTACCAACAACTGAATATCACGCCATGTGCGGCGCACATCGTGGGTGCCTATATGAATTTCTTGGGAATACTGCCCATCGTCGTCTACAAAAATCACAGTGTAAGTCATAGGTTCTCCTAACTTGGCTCTGGTTCACCGCAGCGCATGTGACCCAATTCCGTATAATAGAATAGCATACCCGGATACGGATCGCAAGGAAAATCATCAAGAGATAACGTCTTCTTGACACGCTCCACTTCATCAGCACACTCGCTAGCAACAGAGATCACCACCGTCGCGTCTGTAGACGTGATGGCCAGGACTTCACCCAGCGTCAACACTACGAACAACATCGCTTTCATACTTCATCCTCCATCAGATATATCTATTATAGACCATTAGCGCCACAAAGTCAACCAGCTTGACAATTCGTTGACGAAATATCTGTTCCTGCGTGCAGGGTATCTAGGTGGACATCGAGTATTTCTCCGGTTGTTAGGAGCTTAATCGTCCACCCTGCCTCTGTTGGCCAATCAGATTTTCGAAATTCTTCTAATGTCCCATATACTTCTTCAAGCTCTTCCATGGTAATAGGATCGGGAACCTCTACCGGCTGTAAAAGAATAACCGGGCCTTGATCGAGCCAGTGCCATACCTCTCCTGGCTTTTTCATATTGTCTTGCCTTTGTCTTTGTTGTTAAATAAGTGGTAGGGATGGTGGGACTCGAACCCACACGCCATTATGGCACTCGATTTTGAATCGAGCGCGTATACCGATTCCGCCACATCCCCATATAGATTTTGTTTACTTCTCTAATTTATCAGATTTCTGGGATCCTGTCAAGGGATTATTTTCTATTTCTGCTTTTGTTGCGTCTGTCATTTCGTCTTCTGTGAAATATCGGGTGCGCCCATCAGTGCATAATACCGAATAATATGGACCTACGTAAGGGTGTCCCCACCCCCAGAAACCTTCTTGGCCATCTTCTATCTTCGTTACGAGCCCATAAAATATGTAGTGTTCGTTGTCTCCGACAAATCCATGACTGCCCCCATGCACGTAGTAGGAATGGAAATCATAACGGCACCTTACTAGATCGCCTCTTTTAAATCTTGGCAGGCGAGCGGTCACACACTAACTATAGAGTTAGGATCTCATTATCTTTAAAAATCTCTCCTCTGTGATAAAAACAATGGATGTGCCGGGGGGCAAAAGACGATATCGCTTGCCACCACGAGCAGCCGAATACACATATTTTTCAGTCCCCACGATAAAAGCGCCGTATTTCTCAAAGCGAGTGACGGCGGAGCGTTCTCTTTCACAGTACGCCGTCCCCACCGACTCTACATGAGAATACCTATTGAAGGCTGCCCTAGGTTTGACATGCGTTCCAGTCTCCAATCGAGGGGGCGTGTTGTAGATACACCAAATTTTTTGGGAATACTTATTATTCAGCATTCGCATAAACTTTCGTCGCTGTGGAACTTCTCCATGGAGAATAGTCCTGGCAATCTGCTGAAAATATGACTTTCTAACGTGATAATGAGCAAGTGCTAGCGCCTGGGCCTTGTATTCTGTCTCATAAACGAGCGCCCATTCGGCATGCTTGTCTTCTTGCAAGGCCCCACAACGATCCAAGACCCTATAAAGAACCTCTTGCTGACGAGGTGTCGGAGGAGATAGCCGCATAAGCTGGCTGTGCATGGACTCCAGGAAAGTGCGATCCCAGCCCTGACAGACTGTCCTGTTGAGAGCCTCTGCTATGTCGCCAATAAGTGTCTTCATAATCCTTTTCAACGCAGGAGATGCCTCTAGTAAGCCTTTATCCAGTCACTAGGATACCACATAGGGTCAACGTCGGTGGGGCCGGCGTACTGCTCCGTTACCTTTGTAGGTTGCTTCACCCATGCGGAGGGCGCGTTAAACCATTTAACCAATGTAAAGCTGTTCTTGTACTTCTTGAAGGGCCCTGAATTATAATAAAAGAAGGCTCTTGTGACTTCA